ATGCCGATTAACGTTCTCGAGTTCATCACCCCCGAGACGTTTCATCCGGAAGGGTATCTGCTGGCTAATCTCGATGTGGCGAACCACGTTAGCCATAGCGGCTCCACTGCTCTCACCCATTATACCGAGTATGGACACGGCGAGAAACGTCGGCAGGTTTCCAAGTCGTTCCTCTCTGATCGTCAAGATTATTTCACGCGAAAGTTCGAGCGGTTCCGGGCTGTCCTCAAAGATGGCGTTCCGTTTCGATTCAAAGGCGAGGACGGGAGCTTTCCAATCGTTTATGGGGACCGTCATTTTTCACACTTGGACTATTCGGTTGATTCGCAGGGGGGTAATTTCCACCCCTTCATTGATGAAATCCAGGCGAATCCAAACGGGTTATTCATGGATCTTGGGGCAGGACTGCGACGAGACGTCTATGATCAATGTCTCTATCTTGAAGTTTACCCCTCCCTTACAGCTGACGTAATTGTAGATCCGACCTGTGAATACCCAATTGTGAGCGGATCGCTTGATGGTATTTGCTGTGCCGCAGTCCTTGAGCACACAATGTATCCCTGGAAGGTCGCTGCAGAAATTCGAAGAATGCTCAAGCCTGGCGGTAAGGCATTTATCAACTGGCCATTCCTACAGCCCGTTCATGGCTACCCGTCGCACTATTACAACGCAACGCGTATGGGGCTGGAGTTGCTCTTTAAAGAAGGTTTCGAGATCAATCGCATCACAACTGAATTATACGAGGATCCAGCCTTTAGCATTAACTGGTACTTAGCTTCTTTGATGGGGCAACTTCCAGAAATGGAGCGCGCAGAAATGGCGCGTATGACCATTGGGGAACTGACTAAATTAAGTCCGCTTGATCCATTTTGGCGCCGTATGATTGGCGCATTAAGCGACACAGCAGTGCGAGAGTTAGCTTGCGGCAACACGTTAATAGCCACTAAAACAGCGTAGACGGCACCTGCTTGTATGTTCGTCTTCGGGGTGAGGCTCAACAAAGAACCCGCTGCGGATTGCTCCGAGCGGGTCAAGGTGGGTCTGGGTTGAGGACCCGAAGTTAGGCGGCCGATTCGCGAGCGGCTATCACATGGGTTGCCCCGATCGCAGGATGGGCTCGGTGCCTCGATCGGCTATCCCGCGCATCGGATATCCCGCGCGCCGCGCGTGAGCCCCTGGATCGCATCGATCAGCTCGCGGTGCTCCCGGTGCCGGTCCTCGGCAAGCCGCTGCTCGTGCTGCCGCCGCTCCTCGAGAAGCCGCCGCTCGTGCTCGCGATGCTCCTTCGCCTCCTCCTTCCGAGCAAGCATCTCCGCCTCGCGTACAAGGGTGCACCGGTCGTGCGAGGCGGCGACCGTGCGCAGCCCTTCGACGAGATCCTTTAGGTCGCCCTGCCCCATCACCATGCCGCCGATCTGCGCCATCGCGGCGGCTCCAACCGACGGCTTGTCCGCGATATGCGGCTTCTCGGCCTTCGCCTTCAGCCATCCGAAGAATGCCAGAGCCACACCGCCTGCCGCGCCCGGGCCCGCGAAGGCCAGGAGGTAGTCCAACAGTTCCTTAGCCTCTGGCGACATCAGCGACCCCGCACCGACAGCGAGCCATTCTTCTGCATGTCGTACCCGGCGGCGGCGAGGCACCACCCCTCGAATGCGAAGAACGCCGGGTAGAAATATGAACCGGCCGCCAGGGGCGAACCGGACTTGCTCGATGCGGCGAAGATCAGAACGCCGATGCACATCCAGAACAGACCGGATGCCAGGGTGCCGGCCGCGCGCAGCAGGGGCGACCGTCGCCAGAACCCGTTGATCCCGAGGCCGAGGATGCGCAGCGACCCGATCAGGATCGCCAGGGCGCCCCACCGGCTCTCCGTCATGAGTTCGGCCATCAGGTGGTAGGCCGGCAGCGTGAACGCGACCTCAGGCTGAAGGATCGCCCAGCCCCAGAGGACCGCACAAACCGACAGCAACCACTCGGTGGACCGGGTCTTGTTGAGCGAAGAGGTGCCGCTGCCATTGTTCATGGGCGGCCCTCCCCGCACACAGCCCGGAATTTCGCGTTCGCCACGCGCAGCTGGCGCCTCGTCTCGGTCGTGTCCTGAGCCGAGTATCGGATCAGGGCGGCGGTCTCACAGAACCGGGCGGCCGCAGGCATCGGATCTGGCGCGTTGCAGGCGAACACGAAGAACCCAGCAGCGGCGCAGGTGAAGGTCATGGGTCTCTCCGGAGGTCGCGTGGGTCGTCGGGCTCGGCGGCGGCCGCCTCGCCCGCGCGCCGGGCGATGGCTTCCTGACGCTCGGCCTCGACGCGCGAGGCGTTGGCCTGCGTCGCCGCTCCGAGGTCGCGCAGGGCCTGTTCGGCGCGCTTCGTCTCCAGCCACTTGTTCAGGAGGCTGGTGACGAAGCCGATGATGAGGCTGGCGAGGCTCACGGGTCAGCGGGCCGTCTGGACCTTGTCGCTCGCCACGGCATCGACGATGCGCGGCGAGGCGGTGATGCTCTGCACCGACGGCACGGCGGCGGCGGACGCGACGAGGCCGGCCGAGCGGCGGGTGTAGAGGCTCCAGGCGGTGGCGGCGATGGTGACAAGGGCGCCGATGATGGCGGTCGAGGTCTCGGCGTCGATCCAGCCGCGGCCGACGGCGATGCCGCCCGCGAACTGGAGGACAGTGCGCAGCAGGGAGGTCAGCTGTTCGCTGTTCATGGTCGTGCTCTCGATGTGGGGGGTTGCGCGGCGGACCCGGCCGGCTCGGGAGAAGGTTGCGCGCCAGGGTGAGGCGGCGCTGGACCGGCTTCAGTGCCGGGTGATGCGGTCGAACAGCCACCGGCCGAGCCGCGCCCACGGGGACGGGTTCTCGGGGTAGCGCGGCGGCGGCAGAGGCTGCGGCGGCGGATCGGACGCGCGGCGGGGCGCGGCCGGGAAGACGGGGCGATCCGGGGGCATCACGCTTCACTCACGCCGGAGCGCGCCCCCGCCACGGTGGTCGGCAGCTTCGAGGCCGTCGGGATCGGCACGTCGGACGGCCAGCGGTAGGAGACGATCTCGGAGCGCTTGAAGGACGCCACCGATACCTGATCGGATTGGTTGCCGCCGAGGCCGAACACCTGATCCTTGCTGGCGCCCACGACGAAGAACGTGTGCCCCTGCCAGGTCGAGTTGCCCCGCTTCTTGGTGGCGATGCACCCCAGGACGGGATCCTTGAGGCCGATACCCCAATTCTCGAATGAGCGAGCGGCGAGGCTGCGCGAGCCGCGGTGCCCGGCCCGCTCGAGCATCGCGTTCACGTAGGCAGCGCACCACGCCGTGTCGTCGGTCTTGATGCCGGGGAAACCCGCATCGGCGAACAGCTTCACCACCTGAGCGTTGTTCGCGGCGCCGGGGCCCTCCTTCACGCTGAGCATGTCGGCGGCCAGCGCCAGCCACCCGGGCTGATCCGGCTCGGCCTTCTTCTCCGACACGTCGGCTGTGCCGAGCGCCTTCTGCGTCAGCGACCCAGCGATGCCGTCCGCGACGAGGCCGGCGGTGCGCTGGAAGGCCTGCACCGCCGCGATGGTCCGGGGCCCGGCATCGCCATCGGCGCCAGCCGGCCCAAGGTCATACCCGCGCGCCAAGAGAGCACGCTGAATCTCAGCGATTGTCATGGTGGTCGTCTCCAATGGAAAAGCGCGGCGTTGCCTGGCCGCTGCGGGATCGTCAGGCCGTAAGGGGTGCGAAATTCTCGCAGGGCTCGGGCGCGCTCGGCGTGCTATCCGGCCCCATGCCCCGTTGGTTCTTCCTGCTCGTCGTCATCGCCCTCGGACTGTCCGTGGCCGGTGGCGTGCTGATCTTCGTGCGGTCGCCGACGCCGGTGGCGCAGCGGGCGGACTGACGGGTGGTCCGGAAAGTTTCCGGCGCCGGTCCGCTTAGTCGCCGGCCTTCCGGTCGTCCTTGCCCGCTTTGTCGTCGGGCTGCTTCAGCGTGAGCTTGGTGGTCGCGCCGCCGCTTTCGGCCGCGCGCAGGGTGTGGGTGGCGCTCTCAATCCGATAGCTGCCGTTCGTACCGGGCCGCCACCGCTCGACGATGCAGGTCCCCTCGGCCTTGGCCATGGGCTCGATCGTCATCTCGACGGTGCCGCCGCCCTTGTCGCGCTCGGCCTGGCTCGCCCGGCCTTTGCCCTTCGCCTTGGTGTCGTCCTTGTCGGCGGCGCGCCCGCGCAGGGTGGCTGTCGGGCCGCTGGCCGTGCCGCCGGCGGGGCGGATTTCGGTCTTCTCATCGACGAACTTCGCCGTCTTCCGATCGAAGAAGGTTAGGCGCACGTCGCGGTAGACCGCGCTCGCCTCGTAGGGTTCGATGTTAGCCGAGATCAGGTTCGCGCCGCCCGTCGCCCGAACCGTTGGCAGCGCCTTGCCCCCCGGCGTCATCCCGGCCCCGCGCTTGGCGATCACCGCCTTCTTGCCGGACATCTTGAGGGTGGCGCCGTTCTCGTTGGCGAGCTGCTGCGCGACGTGCTGGAACGACCGGCCTTCCGAGGCCCAGAGCGTGCGCTTGATCTTGGCGAGTTCGGGATCGACCTTAACGGTGAACCCGGCCTTTTTGCCCAGCCCGGTCAAGTATTCCTCGAGGGTGCCGTTTTCCTTGACGAGCTGCCGCCCTTCTTTCGCCGGCCCCTCGGTGTCGTGCCCGGTGGCGTTGAGCATCATCTGCCCGCCTTGGCCCTTGGCGGTGGTGCAACGTGGCGCCTTAAGGACCCCGGTGAACACCGGCTCGCCCATGATGGTGATGGTGATCTCGGCTCCCTTGCGGGGCATGATGATGCGGCCATCGTCGCGCAGGGTGATCCTTGCGGAATCACCGTCGTCGCCTGATCCGTCGACGGTCTCGATCTCGACGACGTAGGGGTTAAATCGGTCGGTCACCGGCTTGCCGTTGATGGTCAGGGTCCAGGGGACGGTCAGGGGCATCGCGGCCTCAATCGTCGAACAGGGAGACGGCCGGCGCCGTCGACGTCGCCCGCTCGGTGACAGGCGGCAGGTCCGGCAGCATCACCACGGTGCCTAGCGGCAGTTCGGCCCCGAGGGCGGCGAGGCCCGGGTTCATCTCCAGCGTCTGGGTCAGCCGGGCCGAGGTCGCACCGCGAACCTTGCCGTGCCGCCACAGCAGGATCTCGACGGTGATCCCAGCGCCGCCAACCGTCCGTTTTGTCGCCATGGTGCGGCTACCCGAAGAGGCTGATGAGGGTGGACAGCATGTCGGCGCCGACGCTCGCGCCCTGCTGGCCCACGGGGACCAGCTTGAGCTCGTGCTTGATCGCCTGGCCGATGCCACCGGTCTGCGGTCCGATGGCGGTGTGGCTCTGCTTCACGCTCTCGATGCCGTAGAAGCCGAACACCCGACCATCGCCCCGGGTCACGAACACGGGTTGGCCCGTGCGGCAGAGCGATTCCGCCAGCGCGAGGCCGGACAGCCCGGCGATGGCGTTCCGATTGGGCGAACCACGTGCCGCCGTTAAGCCCGTAGAAGTAGGTGCCGGAATGCGGGTTCACCTCGTCGGCACCGCGTGGATGTACGCGGCCGGCGTGCTGGTGAAGTAGGTGTAGAACCGCCCGCCCTTGAGGAAGAACGGCTCCACCGTCGTCATCGGATCGTCGGGGCCGGCCGCGTTGGTGAGCTTCACCTGCGGCGGGGCCAGCGTCGTCATTGACAGCACGGAGTCGAAGTCGGGTTCGCCGCGGTAGGTGCCGCACACGCCGAAGGTGAGGTTGCCCTGCGCCGGCTTGCCGTGGATCCACGGGGTGATGCCGTCGATCCAGCGATCGTGCTGGTTGAAGAACGTCTCGCAGTGGGCGAACTCTTTGCACTCGACGCACCGGAACTCGCGAACCCGCTGATCAGAGGCCTCGTATTCTCGGCAGATCGTCGAGGTATCGGCGTCGGTGGGCGTCGAGCCCCGGATGATCTTCCGGTTCGGAAACGACAGGGTCCGCTTGATGGCGAGGTCGAGGGCGTCACCCTCGTTCGTCACCTCCATCGCGTCTTCCTCGTCGATGAGGAGGATGCGGACGGTGTGAGCGCGCAGGTTGCGCGGCGAGCGGGCGGCGACGATCTTGAGCGACCCGCCCGGGAAGCGGCGGTGGCGGATGGTGTTGCGGCCGGTCTCGTCGGCAGCGGTGGCAAGGATGCCGGCCACGGTCGGGCTGGCGTCGAAGATCGGCTCCAGGTCGGAGACGATGTAGTTTCGGCAGTCGTCCTCCGTTGGGAGGAGCGTCAGGATCGGTGCCGGCTCGTTGGCGACGTAGCTCGCCGTAGCCCCGGTCAGCAGGGTCGTGTAGCCGACGCGTACGCACTTCTTGACGGTGACGCGCTCGATCTCCGGATCGGTGATCGCGTCGGCGATCTCGCGCTGGAACGGCCACAGACGGATGGGACCGGGTTTTGCGACCAAGCCCTCGGGAAGCCGTAGGTGCCGCTCGATCCACTGCGACAGAGGCAGGCGGGGCGGCGGCCGGAATTTGGCGAGCGCCGCCGCAACGGTGCGGTCAAGGAGGTCCGTCACCGGCTGCCTGGTCCATCGCGTCACGCACGATCCGGTCGATCACCGACACCTCGTGCTTGGTCAGGTGGCTCAGCTCCAGCGCGCAGTCGCCCGGTATGGCGAGCATGCGGGCCCCGAGCTTCACGATCTCGTCGGCCCAGCGGCGGCCGGCCGTCTCGGCGTCGACGACTTTGCCCTTCGCTTCGGCATGGGCCTGATCTCGCTGCCAGGTCTGGACAATCTTCTCGGCCGTCCTCGCGTGGTTGAACGTTAGCGGGCCATCGACCCCGACGCCTTCGGCCAGCAGGATCTCTCGAATCCGCGTCACGGCCAGCTGCGCCTCGACGGAGGCTTGGGCAGCAACGTCAGGTGCGGGCTCGACCGTTCGTGCCAGCCGTTCACCGTTCACCGGCTGGTGACCGCCCGCGAACGCTTCGCCCTGACGGCTTGGATCGGTGTTGCTGACGAGCGCCAACCGCACCGCTTCGAGGTCGAACTTGCCATCGTCGCGCTGAGGGATCTGCCCTTTGGCGGCCAGCTTGTGCAGGCCCGACTTCGCGCGGCCCAGCTGCCTCGCGAGCTCGCTGAGGCTGATGCCCTTCTCCATGGAAACCGCCGTCGTTCACCTACATTTTCGGGGCTGTAGAGGCTCGAAAGTCGGGAGCAACTCTGCCCGCAGTCAGTGCACAGACGCCGGAGGACCCGTTGCTGCGGCGGGGCGGGCGAGGCGGCCCGTGCCCTGCGGGATGGGGCCTATCGAACCGAGCGGGTGTGGGAAGCGGGCATTGCCGGCACTGCGCTCATCAATCGGTAACTCGGGCGCGCAACACCTCCCCTACGCGGGCCATCAAGACCTGCAGCGGGATGAGGTAGAAGGCACATGGCAACAGCATCGACCGACCTGGGCTACGTGAACCGCAACGACCAGATGGTGCTTCGGAAGACTGGCTGGCCGGGCAACGATCACTTTCGGGAGGTCTACGTGCTGCGCTGTCTTGAGTGCGAGCACGAGTACGATGTGAGCGAGACCGACACTCCCGTGTGCCACTGCCCTGTTTGCAACGGCGGCCGCCTGGAGCTTGCTCAGGCGGCGTGATTACGGAGCCCCGTCAAGTCCATCGGCCTCACCTTGTCCTGTTCGGAGCCGAGTGCGTAGCCATTGCTACCAATCGCCTCGACGGAACTGAAAAGGGGCGTATCCTCGTATCTGCTCCGTTTGGAGCAAGGGAGGAAGAAATGTCCGCGAACTGGAAATCAGTTAAAGAGGACTTGGACTTCAGCTTGAACCACGGCGAGGATGTGAAGGGCCGCGCTGAACTCAAGGAGGCCTTCAGTAAAGGTAATTCCAAGGAGATGGGACACGTAATCGAGGCTTTCAAAATGGGCCAGCGAGATAACCACAAGCTCGCCAATTTCACGCGTTGCGCCCACGAGGACGAGAAGCGGCTGTACAACATCGGGCGAAAACTAATCGAAGTGAAGGCCACCTAG